AATCATCAACAATTTTAGCAAGTAAATCATCGATGATTTCTTTTGAAATAGGGTGTTCATCCGCTTTTTTTCCTTCCACGTACAAATTAGCTAACCAGGTGTTTAATACTTCATCTGGGATAATAGGGAAGTTGATTTTTTGTCTGAAGTTCTGCAACATTTTATGTTTGAATTCAGCTTTTCCCAGTTCAGTCCATTTAGCCTCACCAAATCCTTGTACAACATGACTCAAAATTTTAAAGAAATTCGGGTATTTTCCCTGAACTGCTGTAATGGTTTTTGCATATTGATTGATTTGGATTTCACCTGTATACACACCCGCTGAAACAACTGCAGTGTTATTTGAGATATATTCGTTAAGTTCTTTTTTAACGTCCTCGATAGTCATTGTTTGATTTGCCATATTAATCGTGAATAGAATTAGCTAATTTGTTATGTCCAGCATTCGCATCTATAATGCTGTTTTCCTCCTCTTCCACAGGAGTAGGATTCCCTTTTCCCGCTGTATGCGCATTGCCTGGCTTTGCTTGTAGTTCTGCAATTTTTGCCAACAAAGTTTCCTGATCGGCGGTTGGATTGTCCGTGACTTCGATACCTGCAGCGGTTAATAACGCATTGAATCGGGTACTGGCTTCAGTAATCGTATTCGTTGCTTCGGTAACCGACGCAGTCAAGGTTTCTAATGCTGTTTGTCCTTTAGCAAGTGCTGTGTCAATTGTTTCCAATTGCGTTTCATTTAAGTACGTACCCTTGTCTGTACTTTCTAAGGCTTCCACAGCTAAAGCAGCTGTAAGAGCGGTAAGTGTGATTTTCTTTGACATAGAATTTGATTGTTTGTCTTTATTTTTAGGATTGAGCATTGAATTAATTACTCCTTTTAAATTTCCTAGGTTATCGATTAATCCCATTTTTTGAGCAGTTGTTGGATTGTAAGTGGATCCAGTGAATACTTCTTCCTTGATGTTTGAACGTTGGGTTTTTACATCTGCGATAAACTCTTCTGTAATCGGATCTAGTTCTTCTTTGATGTACAGCTCAGGATTGCCTTTTCGCAATTCATTAAATGACTTGTTCTTATCTGTGGATTGAGTGGCATATTCTTCAATAACAGTCGCGCCCTTGGCTTTGTAGTATCCTTCCAAATCGATGAAGTACACCATAGTCCCAATTGAACCAATCTTATCTGCTCTTTTATTTGCCGTGATCTTATTGGTCGCTGAAGCGATGTAATAGGCTGCACTACACAAATAACCATCCGTATACGTTTCGATAGGGGTTTCAATAGATTGAATAATATCGTATAACTCTGGAGTTCCGGACACCTGTCCGCCTCCTGAATCGATATCCAATACAATCCCAACACAATTGGGATCGCGATCATAGGATTGTATTTGTCTTCCAATCGTTTGGGTTCCAGTAGGACCGCAAAATTGATTGTATTTGTAAATACCTCCTTTAATCGGAATGACAGCAACATACTGATCTTCCGCATTTGGCTCTGGGTTGTCTTTGGTTCCTGCAAGGATTGCAGTAGAAGTAAAAACTGAGGGGTATTGTGCCTTATCTTCAACGAGATTGCCTTCAAGTACATTGCGCAATTGAGGTAAAAGCGTATTTTTCATTGAGGGATCAATGAACCACTTTGTACTTAATAAAGAGTAGATATTAGATATCATGCTGAATGTTATGATTTTACAACCACAAAGTTCTTACCCTAACATTCAGCAAAAAAGGACACTATATTGTGTAATAAACTGGGCGATTGCGTTGGATACCTTCAATGAAAATCTCAATACCTGATTTAGATTCTATGGAAGTTCCATCGTCAACTTGAAAAGTGAGTAGCAACGGTTCCTCTTTGGTACCAAATAATTTGGTAAAACCGTTATAATATTTCACCAAAGCCACGCCTGGGGAGTTCGCATATTGGTCCAAGAGCTGTTCCAAAGCCTCTGATCGCGTCAAAATGATGTAGGAAAGGTCAATTTCATACAAGTCATCCTTGGATTTACTGTCGTTTTTGAAGGAATTGGGTGCAATGGTGCCTTCCACCGCATGTTCTTCAGGAGTAAATCGAATTTGAGCAGCGGAACGATCACTTACCTGGATCGGCCAATTGGAAGTTTCCTCCATTAAATAGAAATCTATGGTGAAGATTCCAGATAGTTGTTCAGTACAATTAAATCGCATATTTTTTTTTATGAATTAGTCCCTAAGTTGAGCCCTTTGTTTATAAGGGTTACGAGAGTTTTAAATTTTTTGTCCGTTCCTCTTTCTTTTTATAGCGCTTATAATCGCGATAAATACTGTCGTATTTCAAGTCATCTTCGGTAATTCCATGGTAATTTAAAAATACACGTATCGCAGGAAGTTCTTGTCCATGCAACGATTTCCAAATTTTCATAAAATCAAACAATTGTTCGCGAAACAACCGATCCAAATAGTTGGCGATGTCATTGGCTCGCATGGGGTTAATCACCACCCCTTTCGTATTTCTATAATACTCGGATAAATTGATGATATAGATATCATCACCTAATACAGGGGAAATTGCCTTCGGATCAAACTCTTTTTCGAGGAGTTCCAGGAGATGAATACCCAGTGTGGTTTTTTTAGAGATGAAAAGGGACTCCCCATATTTTTGCGTGAGGAACTTTTTTATATAAGTCGGAACGGGAATGGTCATGTACATAACAAAGAGATTGAAGGTGAATGTTATGTAAAAATACTCATTTATGTTGTTTTTTACAACATAATGATTTATCGATTGTTTTACTTAAAATTTCAAAAGCAGCTAAAAAAACGAAAAACGAAAAATAACCCTATCATTTTGCTGAAAAAAGTCCCACAATCCCACAAAACTGATTTACAGCGAGTTAATCTGTGGGACGCAAGTGGGATTTGTGGGAAAACCTCTTTTTTTGTGGGATTTGTTTTTTCAGTCCCACAAATCCCACAGAATTCCCACAAAATTTTAAAAACATAACTTATTTATTATTAATACTTTATATATAATTAATAGAGTAATATACACTTTGTGGGACTGTGGGAATTTTTCGCCCCTCTTTTTATAGGCTTGAGAATTTTTCCAAAATTCTTTTATTTGGGGGGTGTGGGGGGAACCAAAGATGACCAGGGGAGTGAGGTTGTTTATTTATACCATAGAGTAGTAGAAGGGGAAAGTTGTGGGTATAAAAAAACGAAGCTTGTGGGCTTCGTTAAGAGTTAAAAAGGAACTTCAAATGTTGAATATTTGTTGTTTTTCACAAGTATATTGAGAGAATATTTCTTTATTTTATGCTCCTTAGTTTCGACAGCAATTATTTCTCTGTTAAAATCTATGTCGATTATTCTTCCTATTGTTTCTTTGTCATCCTGTAAGTATCTACCCATTTCAAATATTATTCCGGAACTTGATACGATCTTATTTTCTGAATGTATAAGATATGTGTTAGGTATATTGTTTATTTGGGACTGATTAATAGATGCACTTAAACTATGTAGTTGCTCTAATATTATTTTTGTATCAATAGATACCTCAGTATTTGGTGCAGGTTGAGCAGCATTAATTGATAATTGTTTAATTACAGAATTCTCTATAGAATTGCTATTTTGATGAGCCAATGTCTGTATAATAGAATTAGCTATTTCATCTATTTTGATTTCAACATTATCTATTCTTAAATTCTCATCATAATCAATGGTTCTGATTCCTGATACATCAAATACCCTAGGCGTTTTATTGTCTTTAATTAAGGTGATGCTTTTGTCAAAAGCTTGTCGCATTCCCAGCTCATAAAAAACATTTGCATTTTTTGCACTTAGATCACAAATTACGTGATCGGATTCAATGATTTTTCGGATAATATCCAATACAATGTTGTTCGTTTTAAATTCATCATCTGCTCTATGTGGAACTAATCCTGCTTTAATTACTGCAGGTTTAATTAGATGTTCATAGACTCTTTTGAAATGGCCTTTGTCATAACCATCTTGATCGGAAATAGGCATCACAACAAAACAAATCTTTTCTTTATTCTCAGTAACCTCTGATTCATTTGCTTTTTCTTTAGCTGTATTTTTTGCACTCATAGTTTTATTTAAAGTTAGCTTGGTTCTAGGTATCGAAAATAGTTGAAAAGTTAAATAAAACCAACTTTGTAATTGATAATAAACAAAAATCCCTACAGAACATCTGCAGGGATTTTATAACACAACTGGAACAAGATTACTTCTTGTTATTTTCATTAATACATTTTTTCATCGATTTAATTGCCGATGATAATACGTGATTAGTATTAGCCCATTTCGTTTTCCCACTTACTACAAGTGGGAAGTTTTATCGTGTTATAGCCTCCGGTGCTTTAGGTCTAACTAGCTTTTTCTCATAACTTTTAACCTTAATACTTTTTAATTCTCCGTCATGAATTATCATTGACACTCTAGAGCCTTCTATAGTCATGGAATATCGCTCACAAACAAGCGCTATTAAATCCATAACATCCAATTCGACTGTCTTACTTACTTTAACCATACTCATTCAATAAATAAATTTATTTTGAACTCTCCTTTAACTTTGTGTTTCATAAATACGCAGGTTTAAAATAAAATGTCACTTGAGGAAAACCCTCCAATCGTTGTACACCCGTATCAAAAACAGTATAGGTAAGTACAATTGGATTGCAGCGTTTGTTTTCTTCATTCTTTTGTGCTGCCACTTGACGAATGACATCCTTCATGTTTTCTAGTCCTTCAGCTTTTATTAATTGTTCATGTAATGTTTTTAAATAAGCTACTAGTTCTTTCTGTAACTTATTCTTTAATACAAATACGTTTGAAAGTTCGATATAATAATGGGTAGGTTGTTTATTCATGATTTAAATTTGTTTGGATTTATCTATTAAAATGAAACCGTAGTTTTCAGCATTGTACAAAAGTTTCACCTGGAGATACGCGCTGATTTCTAACAATAGTATGGTTACATCTACTTTCTGCCACCATTTTACGCGGTGAAAATCTGTAACAGAATAAAGCGTTTTCAACGGATTGAGATTAAACTTGACTTGTAGTTGTAGTTCCTCGATTTCATTTTCATCTGTTGTTCGGATGTCAATCGTATGATCGATATACAAGCGAGTCAAAGCATTTGCAAAAGCCTCTTTGGTAAGCTGTTGATTGAACATCATTGCATTTAATTTGCAAATTCAGGTTCATCCAACATCGAAGTTTGCAGATTGACATGCTTCCAATCGTCAAAGCTCAATTGTCGGAGTTCCTTCAGTTCTCCTTCGGATTGCTTCAGTTTGCCCTGGGCTTCTTTGAAGTTGGTTTTATAGACTTCAATCTCCTGGAGCTTAGCCTCGGTGCGTTCTTTCATTTCCTTGAGATATATTCGACTTAAAAAGAGGGAATCATAGATGGCATCATAACACTCTTTTTGGTACTGAATCACGCTTGGCTTGGCTTCCTCTTTGACGTTATTGGGATTGATGGTAAAGAGCCAACCAAAAACATATTTTAGGGGTAAACATACCATTTCATACGTTTTTTTATCAGCTCCAGGTGCCTCCTCCAGGGAGGTAACTGAAGCCAATAATTGATCATTGTAAATTTTCTTGCGCTGTGGCTCAAAATCAATTCCAATGGCTTCGCAAATTGGCTTGATTGGAATCATTTGATTGGCTAGTTCTACGATGTTAACTCCATTTACGGTGGTAATGATTGTTGTGTTCATAGTTGTGTTTTAATTAGGTTTATAGCAAGAAGAAATGTATCGGTATTTTTCTCCTTTGAATTCCTTCATGGTTTCTCTAGGAGTTTCTTGAGTGATAAAAATCAAAGGGCTTATAATATGTTGTGATTTTTCTATTATAGTAAAAATTTCCTCATCTGTACATTCTTGAATTATGATAGGTTCTTGGCTCTGGGGATCTATTCTGTTTATTTTATGAATAGTCTCCAGGATTAATGGAGCCGAAAAACTATATATATATTTCGGTTTGCTTTTAAATAGAGGAAGAAATGTATCTAGGAGAAAGTCTTTCCCGCTTCCTTTTTCACCATGAATGATAATTCTTAAATAGGTCTGTGTCATAATCTTACTTTTTTACGTTTCTACTTCTTCTTGGTTTAACCACTTCTTGCACGTCCTGCACCTCACTCTCGTGATCTCCAGTGTTGCTAGTTGTCTCAGGATTATTTTCTCCTTCTCCAGGTGTAGACAATTCTCGTTCGCGGACAAAGTAGTTTTTGTCGTGGCTCCCTTTTCGGTAGAGGAATACTTTTTTTGCATGGTGGTCAATGAGTTCAATTGGACTTACTTGTTTTGCTTGTAGTTCCTTGATGATTTCTTGGGCTTCCATACTGAAATCTTTTTCGCGTGAAGCGCCTGTTGCTTTAATTTCAAATCTTTTTTTCATATTCTCTTTTTAAATAAAATAGTTCCATTGCATTGGTTGGTATATATACGCACTCCAAATTGAAGTGGTAGTAAAATTCTTGGGTATCCATGCCTTTGTAGGTGTAAAAGGGGTATTCATAGAATTCTTGGGTCTCATAATTTTTGATGAAATACAAAAAGCCAGGTTTTTTGAATTTGTCGAGATCATATGATTTGGCTACAACTAAAGGGAGTTGTACGCAGTCATAGGTTTTAGATTCCAGTTTCGTTATCTCCATTTTCATTTGTGTGTGTACTTTCGCGATCTAGATTCAAGATGCCTCCATTGAGCATCATATCATAATTAAATACCAGGGCAGACGTAGACACATCGCCAAAACGATGCCCTGCTGCTTTGGTACCAATGAAATACTTCTTTGATTTGAAGTAATTTCGAATGGTTGAATCTGTAATGACTTCAGCTCCACCGCGTGTGGTTACTTCCTTGTGATACAATTGGTGGAGTGCCTTTTGGTTCAAATACAAGATTCGATGACCTGTTGGGTTCTTCCAGTTGTTCGGTTTTTCTCCTTTTCTTGTGTACAAGGCAATCTCATAATCAACTGTTATATTGAAGTGAGTTTTGTTGTTGATGCGTCTAGTGTCCAATAAAAACTCAATGATTCTCCAATACTCTGCTAACCCTTCAGATTCTATGATGAGATCTGAAGAGTCTAAGATGGCATTCAGGAACTGTTTGTAAATCTTATCCATATCAAAAATCAAGTTCATCTTTTCAGCTAACAAGGATAAAGGAGTGATTAAGGCAACATAGTTCTGTAACATGCGTTCCTGGTACTCTTTACTTTTCAAATCCTTTTTAAATTTGGAGATGTAGAACGAATAGCGCTGATGGATGTTTTCTTCTACATACGGTCTAAAGTCAAGGATATCAATAAGCATGGAAGACAATCCCATTTCTTCCCATGCTTTTAATTTGTTGTATTCAGCCACCTCTTCGGTTGTAAATGGATCCAAAGGCTTAATAAAGTTCAAAATGATACTTCTGGAAGTCAAAGAGTTGTCATCTCTAGAACTTAAATACTGCGATAAAATAAACAAGGAGCAGTTTACCCTAGTAGTAGTGGTTTTATTATCTCCACTTGCTTTTCCCATTTCACGTCCACGTCCATCGTAAGCCCCTTTTAAGGCTTGGAAAATCTTATCATCCAAATTGTCGTGATATTCTTCTAACATGGTTGGAGCATTCATAATTCGCGCCAGTCGACGAAAGAAAGCAACATGTGTTCCGGAGTTTAAATCGAAGGGTTCTTGTTTGTGGGTGAATAATGCTACACAACTTTCTGCAAACTTCGATTTACCCGATCCTTTGTCTCCACCACAAAATACATGAGGGAAGAACGCATGACGCTTTTGAATGATATCGCGAAATAAAGAAGCAATATTAAAAGCCACACCGATTGCTGCTTTCTCATAACCATATACTTTGATTAGCTGTTCAATCCATTTCTGTAAGGTAACCGGACTTTTCTTATACACAAAATAGCGGTCGTTTTCGTAAGGATCATCTCCATCGCGTAAATCCTTATAAATGGCAGAAAAAGCGGGTAAAAAATAACTATCTACTTTTTCAAAGTAATCTCCTTTATCTGCTTCTTCATACTCTTCTTTTTTAATTTCGATAATGCCGTAGGGATTAACTTTTTTCAACATCCCTTTATCATAGATGGAATCTGCAAACGCAAATATTTTTTCTTTGGGTTGCCACCCAAGGGTAGTAATTTCATAAGCTTTTGTGAAGGAGTTCAAAATGCGATTGCGCATCATAATGAAGTGGTTATTGTTTACATTCTCAGTAAAAACCATATTTCCTTCATCGATTATTTTTGTTTCGAATTTTGTCTTTTGAACAAAATCCCCCGATTCAAATACAATTAATTTTTTACGTCCATTGTCATAATTCGCTTCACAAATACGCTTGTTATTCACTTGGCCGTAAATGTGAAAAAGTGGCTCGATTTTAAAGTTTGTCCCTCTGAAAAAACCACCACTTCGTCCAGGGAAGTAGTAGCTATCATCCACAGTAACAAAACTGTATTTTTTGTATTCCTCGATATCTGCACCTGCAGGAAGTTTTAATTCGTCCTGTAGGGTTTTATCCTCTTTTACTCCTGATGCTACACGTTGTTCAATTTCTACGCGGATATCATCAATAACATCTGTAATCGACTTTTTGGGTAACTTGAATATTTTAGCAGTCTTATCGATGTAAAAGTTTCGTTTGATATCGTCGTCAATGGTGTGTAGAATTTCAGCTGTTTGACTTACTGCAGCTGAAATCTCATCTGGATCATCTGCAGCAATATTTTTTAGTTTAGTAATCTTCCATTCAAACGCATCTTGTTGGTGATCCTCTACATACTTTTTCAAATCGGCTTTTCTCGAGAAACTATCGGGATCTTCTCCCAAAGGCAAAAAGCATACTTGTACTCGAAAGCCATAATTAAGTAGGATATCAATATCTTTAAAAGCAGCTGCGGTACCAGGACCTAAATCCTTGGGATTAATCGCACGAATGCGGTCATCCAATTGCCCGGCTATGATTTGATCTTCATCTGAATCACTGAGCTTTTTCAGGACTAAACGAGCAACTTCCACGCAGTTCAAATCATTTATTCCCGTAAACTTTTCGCTTAGGTCAATGTTTTTATCCTGGATGATGGATTTCGTTAAATCAATTAAGGTTTTGACTGTCTTAGGATAGTCATTGTCACGCATCACGATTATTGTCCGTGCGTAACGCTTGAGTAAAAGTGCTTGCTCTTTGGTGAGGGCAGTTCCACAAGATGCAATAGTATTATCTAACCCATTTTGATGGCAGGCAATAACATCCGTATATCCTTCCGTTAAAACAGCTACTCCCGTTTGCGCAATCGGTTTTCTTGCTTGGTATAAGCCATAGAGTACTTTCGTTTTGTTGTAATAGGGCGTTTCTTTGCTGTTTAAATATTTAGGCATCACCTCTTGAGGGGCTCGTCCACCAAAGCCAACGACTTCTCCTTTTTCATTGTGAATAGGAAAGATCAAGCGATCATTGAAAAAGTCGGAATTGCGGTCTTCTTTTACCGATATTAATCCCAAGGTTTTTCCTATTTCAAAATGACCTCCATCAATTAAAGGTGCTGTAATAATACGTTGCCCAGGTGTGTAACCAATTTGAAAGTTTAAGATAGACTCAGGAGAGAATTGTCTCTCCTGAACCATCTTTTTCGCCCAATGCGTATCAGCTAAGTTCTCATATTCTTTTTGATACTTTTGGGTTACTTTGTTTAATAAATCAACAGCTTTTTTCTTTTTCTCTATCTTGGCTTGTTGCTCTGGAGCAACTTCTTCGTGTTCTAAGGTAATCCCACAAATAGAAGCAATTTTCTCCACTGCTTCAATGAAAGATAGCGTATCTTTCAATTGAACGAATTTGATTCCGTCACCAGCTTGATTGGAAGAATAACATACCCAATTGTTCTTCGCTGGATTCACATGAAAAGAGGGAGTGCTCTCGTTGGTTAGTGGGGACTTACAAACCCAAGAGCTCCCGCTTTTCTTTAATTCTGCGTAATGGGAGATTACGTTAAATATATCTGCTTCGCGTACTCGATCTAGTGAACTTTCTTTAATCTGCATGGTATTGGTTGGGTTTTAGTAGGGTTATGATCTCCAATATTTTTCTTAATATGTCAAGCTCTGTATTGAGCTCCTTTTGTCGTATTTCGTTGTGCTTTTGCGCTTGTAAAAAAGCTTCTTTTACATGGACTGTTTGAATGAAACTAACAGCTTGCTTGGCTTGTTCTAGCTCTTGGGTGATGTGTAGAAACTCTTTGGTTTTTACAGCCTTGATTACTTGTAAATCACTATCATTTCGGATTAGGCAACAAGCAACAAGTATTTCTATTTTATCCCGATCGTTGGTGGCTATCACATAGGCTTCAATTGCTTGAATGGATAAGGTGTTGAGCAATTTTGTTTTCTTAAAGAATAAATTAAACGCTATACCTAGTTGGGGTAATAAATTCTTTCCGTGATAAATTTTAAAATCTTCATAAGCTAGCATAGGCGTAACTGTTAGTTTCATGTGTCATAGTTAAAAGTTAGCTGACAAATTCAGCAACTCCCCTCTAGAATGCACATTTAGTTTTTTGAAAACATTGGTTTTATGCGTAACAACTGTATTGGTTGATATATTCAGTTTGACCGCGATGGCTTTATCTGCCTTTCCTTTAACTAAGTATTGCAGTATTTCTTTTTCGCGTTTCGTCAAATCGTATTTATCGATTCCCGTAATTTTACTTTTCCATTTCTGGCATCTGCATCCTGGTTCGCAAGTAAATTCCTCCGCTAGTTGGATTTCTCCATTGATAATATCTGGAGTATGATCTAACTTCCCAAACATGCATATCGCGTATTCATTTAATGCTTCAGATAGTTTATATTTTCCTAAATCACGCATGGCTATTTCGTCATTAAACAACATGGTGTATAGCTTACTTTTTATTTCTTGAGGAAGTTTATCGATGACTCTTATTTTTCCATTCTGAATAAAATAGGCGGTATGTGAAACTTTATCACTAAATATTTCGATGTTTTCGTCTCCAGGGATGATACCTGGAATTAATCTTTTTTGATTACCTTTGGCTTTCATGATTTCAATGGTTATTTATTAATGATTGAGATTTAAACCCTAGTTACAGCTAGGGTTTTTTTGTTTATACATTTTTAGATAATATTCTTTTCTTTTTTATTGACATATTTTTGTGATGATTTATTTTTATATCACATAGTTCAAGAATGGCCGCTTCTATCCTAAAATCTTCTCGACTTCCATTGACTATATGACTAATGTATCCCCTGGAGAACGGTTTTCCTTTGTTGTTGTAAATGTTTTTTTCTGTCAGATAGTCAAGGATTTGTGCGCTATACCTGTATCCTAGAATATTTTTTATCTTATTTGTTAAGTCTTCGCAAATCATATGTTTATACTATTTTATTAAACAACACATTTTTATAACTTGTATCAGTTTTGTATTAATTTGGTATCACAAATAAATAACATATTTCTGAGATAAAAAATATTTTTATCACCAAAATGTGTTATTTGTGTTTTTGTAAAATATAACTATATGAGTTCTATAGGATTAAGGCTTAAAGAATATTTGGAGTTTAAAGGGGTTAAAAGGGCAGATTTTGCAGAAAGCAATGATATACCTTACAATTCGCTAACATCTATATTGAATAGTAAAAGAAATATGAGTAGTGAGGTAATGGAGAAAATTTTTACTTTTTTTCCTGAACTAAATGCTCGTTGGTTGATTACAGGAAAAGGACCAATGGAATACACAGTCTCTTCTTATTTTATTGATCAGGAGAAAGAAACTCCAATAATAAAAGAAGAACCCCTTTATGACAGAGAGGAATTACTCCGAACATTCATTGAAGACGAGGATGTATTGAATGCAGTTCGCAACCTACTGGATAAAGCCTTGGAGAAAAGTGTAAAACAGACGGAAAATAAAGAGTAGATGATGAAAGTAGGTGATCGATTAAAAGAATACTTGGAGTTGCAAAAAGTAAGTCGAAAAGATTTTGCAGAAGCAATTGGTGTAAATTACAATTCGCTTTCGCGTATGCTAACAGAAGGCAGAGCCATGCAAACGGATACGTTGGAAAAAGTACTGAAGGTACTTCCAAACTTAAATGCGCGTTGGTTGATTACTGGTGAAGGATCACCGGAACTGAAGATAGTGGACACCGTATCCATTACGAATGAATTATTGGCAAGTGCAGTAATTAAAGAGCATTTAGAAGAAATCGTAATTCGCCAATTGAACAAATAATAACCCAAACGTACCAATCACTTACCAATAGATTTGCAAAGTATTGATTCTCAGTAGTGGTTTGGGGTGATTGAATCCCTTCCGCGGACGCA